CTGGCCTGATAAACCTGAGTGGATTATATACAGGTATCAATTGCATAAACAGAAACGGCATGCCACTTTGGGCGAAGCCATCGACGCCGCGCGATCATCTTCGTGACGTCACGAAAGGGATAGTCGATATGGAAAAGACTGAAAAGTGCAATCACTACTGGCAGACCAACCACGGCGATGGATTACCGCTACAGTGCTCGCTGTGTGCGCTCAAAGTTAGCCATGAGTTTGCGACGGATCATCCGCATGTGTGGAGCAATGCAGATCTGCGCGACGAGATGCGGGCACTCCGCGCGTGGCTCCAGTGGTGCCTCGACACGAAGGTTGAATCGCGGCAAGCGGTTGACCCAATCGACGGCGTAGTTGTGAACTCCTGGGCCGCCGTGCCCATACCGGATTGGGACGTGAAGCAGAAGATTCAGCGGATCGACGAGGCGCTGGCTGGGGTGCAATCGTGACGAGCATCAAACCCGGCGATTGCTTTTTCAACGTGAAGCGCTTCTCCTGCCTCCGCGTCAAGCGCGTGGGCGACAAGTGGGCCGACGCGATTACGTGGCGTCCCGATGGCTCCAAGGGTAGCAACATCGTCAAGGTGCGGCTGGATAGCCTGACCAAGGTGCCGTACTGGCGCATGGTGGCGACGCGGGTGTACACGGAGCACTCGTCCTTCGAGTTTGAAGTGGGGGAGAAAAGAGAATATCATGACGGCACAACAGGCGCGCGCGGCTAGAGCATTTCTCGGGCTGAGTACTAGGCATGTCGCGAAGGCGATAGGCGTTAGCCCGATGGCAATCAGCAAGTTGGAAAACGGCAAGATCTTTCCGAAGTGCTGGCTTGCGTTGCTCAACTTCTACCACAGCCAAGGGATTGCGTTCTACGCCGAAGGCGTGATTCCCAGCCCGAGCCGAATCGTGCAGGACTATGCAGAGCCATTGCGACAGCGATTGATGGACGGTCAGAGCGGAAGTGCCTATGTCGCGGCGTTCGACCGGATCATCAAAATGGCCGCACAGTTCGAGCAAGCCATCTGCCCGCAAATCGACAAATCGCTGATCGAGGAGATTGAGGATCAGTGGGGGAGAGAAGCGGGAGGGCATTACGATGCTTAGGGGAAAATCCTGGAACGATGGATGGCTTACGGCATACTGGGGCCGCGAGTCAAAACAAAAGAGTGGACCAAAGGACATTGTCTTCGGATCACCATGTAGGCCCGATGGCCATCTGCTGTACGGAGCGCTTGCATACATCGACGTTGGTCATGGCAAGTCTCTTGTGGAGGAGTTGGAAGATAGGGGATACGACATCACCACCTTGCAGTTTTCCATTAAGCGAAAATATCCGCCGAACGCCAAGCCTGAGGATATCGAGCGGGAGGAGAGGCGTGCCTAACGACCCATCCGCCCAATTCGAGGGCATCGCCAACGTGCCGCCAAAGACCCGCGCGGATGCCGCGTTCCTCGTCGAGCACGGCTGGCGGTACATGACGCGCACCCGCTACACCTACGGCTGGCACTACTATTGGGACCATGATCGATACAGGCCACAGAACGGCTACTGGCTCACTCAAGGCGAAGCCGTGCGCCTCCAGAAGGCCGTGAACAAGCGGAGGAAGTTGAAATGAAATCTGAAACATTCCTAAGTCCCAAAGGTAACAAGTTGAAAGTCCACCCGCCTGACGAGAACGGGTACGGGATCGTAACTTTCAACGATTGCGAGATTGCGCGCGTTCGGTACGACGACGCAAAGGGGGTCACTCTCCAAGATGGGCGCACGATGCCACCCTTGGAATTCGGGAAGTGGCTCTTTCAACTGGCGCTGGATTTGGATCAGGATGCGGTACAATGAAAGTGCCCGGAGTCGCGACCGGGCGGATCTCGCCGGATCGGGAGGGGCTTCCAACCCTCCCAACGGCACAGAAAGGCTGTGGAAGCAGCATGAAGAATGACGCCCCAACGGGGCAACCCCAAGGCGCACCTGCGCAATACCCCCACATCGAGAGAGCACTAAGCGAAGGCGTTTCCGCCGTCTGCTTCGGCGCTCTTCAGAAATGGACACAAGAGGAACTCCGCGCCCTGATCGACGAATGCGGCACGTTCCATGAGGCAAACTGCCTGCTGATAGAGGACTGGTACAAGGAGCAGGTTTTTAAGGCCGAGAACTTCATGAGCGCCGGTCGAAGCAAACGCCTGGATGACCTTCGCAAAGAGAAATTCTTTGACTCGCTCGCAAAAACCTCGGAGATGTGCGCCGTCGCCATGCTGTTTTTGGACGAGCCGATGGAGGTTGAGGAATAGGTCCATGCTCCACAGTTATCCCTGGTACATCAAGGATTGGCTTCTCAGCGAAGCTCGTCTGACGATGACCCTTTCCCAGCGCGGATTGTACCGCGATCTCCTAGACCATTTCTTCGAGCAAGGAAGCCTGCCAACAAACGAAGCAGCTCTATTCCGCATGGCTGCCTGTGACCAGCGGGAGTTTAAGGCTGCGTGGCCCGTGGTACGGCAGAAATTCGAGGAACGGGACGGGCGTCTGTACAACCGAAAGGCTGAGGAGGTACTCGCCTCGAAGATAGCGCGTCAGGTGAAAAACGCCATGTCCGGGTCAAGCGGCGGCTTAGCGCGCGCTAAAAATTCAGATAGCAAAGTTCAAGCAAACGCTAAGCAAGTGCTAAGCGAATGCTTAGCAAACGCCAAGCAAACGTCAAGCAACGGTTCAAGCGAGTGCTTAAGCAAACCTCAAGCATCGGATGTCGCGCACGGGCGCGCGCGTTCTCCGTCTCCAACTCCGTCCAATACCCCTAATCCCCTTTTGATCGAATCGGATCAAACCGCCGACACGGTGCGAGAGATTTTCGAGCGCGTCCTATCGCGCCACAAATCGAACTACCGCCATACTATGAAAATCCAGATGATCCAGCAGTACTGGATAGAAGCGATAAGCAAACGTCCTGATGATCCTATAGCTATGGCAATGTTGATAGACAGGGCTCACTTATCAGCTTGCTCTACTGACAATTGGCAGGGAAAATACCGCGAGGCGTTGGATAAGTGGCTAGACCGATCAGGGTATATGGATCATTACCCTGAGCCTGTAGATGAGAACAACGGCTATATCGATGGCCGCCAACTACTCAGAGATCAGGAGGCTTTGAATGCGCAAGGCGACTGATTTGGAGTGGCCGGTACACCTGATCGATACGGAAGCTGAGCAGTTCGTGCTCGGAACTTTGGTGCGAGAATGGCAGCCTGACGCGGCGGATTTGATCGACGAGTTGTGCTTTCAGAGTCACGATTTGCGCAAAGTTTGGATCGCCTGCGAAGATCTAGTGGAGCAATCGATTACGCCGTCCGTCTCGGAGGTTGCGCGACACTCGAAAGAAAACTCTCTCGGGTTCACGTTCGATGAACTGCTGAAGCTGTGGGAAAACGGAATTCCAGGCGTGAACTTGGACCGCTGGATAACCCGGCTGCGGGACCTTGCCAGACTCCGAGACGCCTACCGGATCGGGCAGCAACTCCAGGGCGGATCGATTGAAGCCATCGAGGACAGCCGGAAGCGCCTGCAAGACCTGGAGAGAACGGGAGGCGATTCGCGCCCACAGACGATTGGGACGATCCTGGAGGAGTGTGGAGGCCCGGACGCCGTTCTAAATCGTCCTGAGGGCTCCGTAGAGCCACCGTGGCCTATTCTACGCGCGACCATGAACGGGGGATTCACCCCAAAATCCGTTACCGTGCTCGCCGCGCGCCCTTCTGACGGCAAAACGGCCATGGCTTGGCAGATTGCACTCGGGGCGGCCGGCGCGGGCAAACGCACGGCCCTATTCTCGCTGGAGATGGGTAAGCAGGACTTGCTGCGACGCATTTGGGCAGAGAGATGCTCGATACCGCTGAATCAGATCATGGCAGGCAAACCCACGGCGTTACAGCGTTCACTCATCCGCAAGTGCAACGCGGAGTTGAACGAGTGGCCGCTGGAAATGTACTGCGACAAGTTCGGGCTGGGGGATATTTCCCAGATCGTCAGGCGGCGCAAGGACCGTATTGAGTTCGTTGTGATCGACTACCTCGGATTGGTGAACGCGCGGAGGAAATTCGGCAACCGAAACGAGGAAGTATCGTACATCTCTCGCAAAATAAAGGAATTGGGGATGGAGCGAGACATTCCAATTCTTGCGCTACATCAACTCAACCGGGCCAGTGAAGCGGACGGACATCGACGCCCGCAACTGAGCGACCTGAGGGACAGCGGAAGCCTGGAGCAGGACGCAGACAACGTGATTTTCATCTACCGCCCGGCGGCGAAACGCGGCAGTGCGGAAGATCCAAACTTGCGCGAGATCATTGTGGAAAAGCAGCGAAACGGGATACGGCACGTCTCGATACCGTACCGCTTCGAGGGGCAATACGTTCGTTTTGTGGAACTGGAGGATTGAATTGATACGGTGGGACCGGAGGTCATGCGAATCAGTAGCGGCGACATTTCGGAAGTTGAACGTGCCGTGCAAGGTAGTGTCATCCCTAACAGCAAAAAAATATTATGAGTGCAGGATGGAAAACCACTAGTCGTGGAACTGGAGGATTGAGATGGAACACCAATACAAGCGACCCATGCCGATAGCGGATTACCTCGCATCGCGGCAGGGGCATGTGTGGACCGAAGCCGACACCGAGGAGGTGATGCGCATTTTTCGCGAGGTTGACCGGCTGGCCGAGTCCCTCGTGGCGAAAGCGCGGGAGGAGGCGGATGAGCGGCTGGGGCGCGTGCACCCGGTGATGGTGAAAATCCCGCCAGTGAATTGGGGATGACTGAGGCACTGGTGGAGAAGTCGCGGGCTGAGGGGTAGTGTCCCAATAGTGGGCAAAAACTTACTTGACAAGTCAAGTAAGTTTTTACCCAATATTGGATTACCCAACAAAGTGATGTTCGACATGATGCGTGTCGCTAGTGTTGCTCTCCATCCAGGCACCGACGTTCTCATCGGAATGGATATTCTCGGACTGGGAGAAGAAACAACAAGTGCCCATGTGGAAGCGGGATGAAGTACAAGAAGTGCTGCGGAGCATCAAAAACTCAAGCAACGCACCGCTAGGACACTACCGGCTGAGGCGCATCCGAAGCAAATTTGGCTAGAAAGGTTCGTGGTTTAAGTGCTTCCATGCACCCGCAAACGAAAAGCCCCTGCCGTGTGGGCAAGGGCTTGAGAATCAGCTAGTTGGAAACTATGCCCCCGTAGGGGTTTCGGCCTATCCCACTTCGGGGTATGTTTCGGCTTCGATCTCGGCTTCCGCTTTCGTCCGATAAGTGCCCTTCAAGCGGCATGTTCCGTTGCACCGCTCCGCGAGCGTCCATTCCCTCCCGCTGCGGAAAACGATCAGGTGTACTGGCCAATCCGTGTTCATGACCGTCTTGGTTCCAATCTTGCGTTCGTACTGTTTCTGTCTCATCTTTCCTTCCATCCCCGTCTCTTCATCCCACCGGCACCGTTGGGTTTCGGCCTTGGCGCTTTCTGTTCTCCCCAGTTGCAAATTTCACCATCAAACTCGCCCGGCCATGTGCGCATCGCATAATCTCCGCTGGTGTCGCTGATTTTCAGCCAGTCGCCGATTTTTCTCACCTCTGCGTTGGGGTCGAAATCTTTGTGGCAATGCAAAGTCAGCCATTGTCCATCCAGCGTCAGGCGCGCGTTCCTCGTTTCCGTTGCGGGTCGCAGCGTGTAGTTGATCCCGTTTTTGTCGCAATAGGTTTGTAATGTCATCTCAGTTTCCTCCAGTCCCTGTCTCTTCACCCCACCGGCACCGTTGAGTCAATCCCGAGTTCCGTACTTCTCCGACAGCACGGTCAGCATTTCCTCAACGCCCGCGCTCTGTACCGCAATCCGGACGGAGCATTCGTCGTCGTCAACGAATGTGTTCTCCGCGCGCCGGGCTGATTCACCGACGCGGATCGTGAGGTTTGCAAGTTCGCCAATCCGCTTCGCGGCAGCGCGGACCGTGGATGCTTTCGCTGTGATAATCATGTGTTCCTTCCTTCCCTTGCGGCTCAGTTGATCGCAGCGGCGAGATCAGCCGCACTCGGGGTTGAAAGCCTCACCCGCAGACAACGGTTGCGCGTGTGGTCGAGTTCGCTATCCTGCGAATCACTGAGTACTTCTACCCATGTGGACTCTGGCAGCATCGCGGAGAGGTTTTCTAGGATCTCGGCGGATTCGTCGATTACGTTATCGGAATCCAAGGTTTCGGTTTCGCGTCTGAGTTCAACAGTATCGGGCGATCCCCATTGTTCGAGAGTAGTAGCAGCGCGTCCGAACCAGTTCGCCTCCATTACAAGTGTCGTTTTCAGTGTCATCGTCTTTCCCTTCCCTTGCGGCTCAGCCGCGACTCGTGTTTCATGTTGTGTTCCTTCCTTCCCGTGCGGCCAGTTGATCTCAACCTTCTTACATATTCAGCATACTACGCTTGCTATCACATGTCAACAAAAAACTTGCGTAATCGCATGAAAAAAGTTATGCTGGGGTATGGAAAAATGCAAGTTGCTGCAAGTACGAGTGCTTGCAACAGATTACGAGCGCTTGGTGAAGTTGGCAGACAGTACGCGGTGGTCACTGGCGCAGTACGCGCGCCGGAAGCTCGGGGTGGATGACCCGCCGCTGGGAGGCGCACGGAATGGGGCCGGGCGGCCACGGAAGGAGGCACGGTGACGATACAGGATTTCAAGGCCAACGCTACCTCGGCGGCTCAGGGCATACCCGACAATCCCGGCTGGACTGTGGAAAGAAACGCGGTAGGGAATTTCATGATTCTTGACGCGAATGGAACGTACTGTGGCTACATCGATTTCAAAAGGGGAGAGGTTGAGATTTTCACTGAGGCGGATAATCTAGCAGAAGGATAGATGCGCACACAGTGCATGCGTGCATCCTTTGCGGTCGGGCAAGTCACCCCGCACCGAGGACATGGAGTAGGCTTGCGCGGAGGCCCGCCACGCGTTTTGCGCTTCGCGGCGCGGCTGAGGAAAAACTTTATGAGTAAGATTCACGTCCTTGCCCGCTATGTCCATGTGCCAGCTTGGACTGCTGCGGGCAAGCCTCTGAACTTCGATCTATCTCGCAGTGCCAACCCGTCACACATGGACGTGTCGGTCGAGAGCCTTGCATCAGAAGTCGAGGCTCTCGCCTGGTTCGCGTCGCAAGACGATCACAGCGGAGCTTGCATTTTTCCGCTCGCTTCGCTAACACCAGCGGATCGCGCGAGAGTGCGCCGCGCGATGGCGCGTCGCCAAGCCTAACTCAATGGTGCGGTGGGGGTGAAGAGACGGGGATGGGAAGGAAAAGACAAATGAAACCGACATGCAAAGTTTGCGGGTGCCCGCCTTTTTTGGCGAGCAAAGGTGTGGCGGGGGCAAATAACCTCCACGAACATTTTTTCGGCCGGGGCATGATTGCGGAGAACCGCCACGCGATGGATGCCTGCCATGGTGGATGCCCCGGGCAAAGGCTGTTGGCAGAGCAGTGGTGCCCTGACCGCTTTGAGGGCGGCGTGGCTGTCCCGGCTCACCTGTCGCCAGACGAAAAACAGGAGTATCTGCGGAAGGTGGAACGCGAACTGGCGAAGACTCATGTGCTGTGCTCCGTCCATGGCGGAACACACCTATGGTGGATGCAACCGGACCGTGTTGCCGCAGACCGGGCGAACTACGAAAGGCAGGCGAGTCTGGGTGCCAGCGACGCCTCGTACTACAAGATTGTGGAAATCGAGGATACCTCGGCACTGTTCGAGGCTGGGGACGCGAAGGCACGCTTGAGAGTGCACGAAGAGTGGCGCAAGTTGTCTGCTCGCTGATGTGCGGGTGGGGGTGAAGAGACGAGGGACGGGAAGGGAAACTGAAATGGAATACGTGATCTATCACAAATCGCAGGCGGGTAACCCGGAACTGCACACCGATGGGAACTGGTACTACCAGCCGGATGGATACGACTCAGGCGACGTTTTCTCGCGTGGGTATGCCACCCGTGAAGCAGCGGAGGAAGCCTGCTGGCTGTGGGCTACCACGGAGGATGAGGATGAGCCTACAATCCGCTACGATCCCGACATCAACGCCGACGAGATCCGCCGTGCAATCCGCAATGGCGGCGGATGGCTCGTGGACAACGAACTGTTTGGCACTTGCGCCATGCTGATGAGCGGCGGGGATTTTCGCAAACTGTGGCAATGTTGCGGCAAGCGTGCCGAGACCGGGATGAGCCTGCCAGCTTACACGGAGTACGTAAAATCGAATGCGCAATTCATCTATCCCGAGGATCTTGCGTAGGCCGAAACCCTACTTCAGCGGCTTCATTCCAACTAGCTGATTCACAAGGCCCTTACCGAAAGGTAGGGGCTTTTTGTTTGCGGGTGCATGGAAGCACTTAAACCACGAACCTTTCTAGCCAAATTTGCTTCGGATGCGCCTCCTCCCGCGCTTTCGCCACGAGTTTGCGAAAAACCCGCATCACCTCCTCGGTGTCCGCTTCTGTCCAAACCTGCCCCTGCCGAGATGCGAGGTAATCCGCTATCGGCAGGGGTTGCTTCTGTAGGCTTTCCATCTCAGTCTCCCAGTTCCTCAAATCTCACGTATTGCCCCTCGAAGCGGTACGGTATCGAGACGTGCCGCATTCCGTTCCGTTGTTTCTCCACGATGATCTCGCGCAGGTTCGGGTCTTCCGCGCTCCCACGCTTCGCCGCCGGCCGATAGATGAAAATCACGTTGTCGGCGTCCTGTTCCAAGCTGCCACTGTCCCTCAGATCGCTCAGCTGCGGGCGTCTGTTACCGTCAGATTCACTTGCCCGGTTGAGTTGATGAAGCGCAAGTACTGGGATGTCTCTTTCCATCGCCAATTCCTTGATTTTGCGTGAGATGTAAGATACTTCCTCGTTCCGGTTGCCGAATTTCCGCCGCGCGTTGATGAGCCCGAGGTAGTCGATCACCACGAACTCAATACGGTCTTTCCGGCGTCGGATGATTTGGGAAATATCTCCCAGCCCGAACTTGTCGCAGTACATCTCCAGCGGCCAGTCGTTCAACTCCGAGTTGCAATTGCGGATGAGTGAGCGCTGTAACGCCGTGGGTTTCCCGGCCATGATCTGGTTCAGTGGGATCGAGCATCGCTCTGCCCAAATGCGCCGCAACAGATCTTCCTTGCCCATCTCCAGAGAGAAAAGAGTTGTGCGTTTGCCTGCCCCTGCCGCCCCAAGTGCAATCTGCCAAGCCATGGCAGTTTTTCCGTCCGATGGGCGCGCAGCGAGCACGGTAACGGATTTTGGGGTAAACCCACCGTTCATGGTCGCGCGTAGAATAGGCCACGGTGGCTCTACGGAGCCCTCAGGGCGATTCAGAACGGCGTCCGGGCCTCCACACTCCTCCAAAATCGTACCAATCGTCTGAGGGCGAGAATCGCCGCCGGTTCGCTCTAGGTCTTGCAGCCGCTTCCTGCTGTCCTCGATTGCCTCGATGGACCCGCCTTGCAGTTGCTGCCCAATTCGGTAGGCGTCACGGAGTCTGGCAAGATCCCGCAGCCTAGTTATCCAGCGATCCAAGTTCACGCCGGGAATCCCGCTTTCCCACAACTTCAGCAATGCATCGAACGTGAACCCAAGCGAGTTTTTTTTCGAGTGTCGCGCAAGCTCTGAAACGGATGGCGTTATCGATTGTTCCGAAAGTTCCTCACATGCGTTCCAAAGTTTGCGAAGATCGTGACTCTGAAAGCACAACTCGTCGATCAAATCTGCCGCTCCAGGTTGCCATTCACGTACCAAAGTCCCAAGCACAAACTGCTCAGCTTCCGCGTCGATCAGGTGAATCGGCCACTCGAAATCAGTCGCCTTGCGCATTCAAAGCCTCCTGCTCTCTGAGTAGCTGCCTACCGTCGATGTAGCCATCGGTTTCTTCAACTGGGTCCGGATACTCATCCATATAGCCTGAACGAGATAGCCACTTGTGCAAAGCCTCACGGTACTTTCCAGACCATGCATCTGTGCTGCATGCACGCTCATGGGCTCTGTCAATTATGCAGGCTTGCGCGAGAGGATCATCCAATCGCTTTGCTAGTGCGCTCATCCATTCCACCCGGATCTGGTTCAATTGCATGGCATGTCTGTAGTTTGCGGCGTGCCGATTTTTGATCCGTTCCAAAACTGCATCACACTCAGACTGTGCATCTGTTAGGGGGTCGTATTTTTCAATCAGATTCCCGTTTCCGGAAATGGGGACTACATGGGTATATTCTGTATCTGTATCTGTATCTGTATCGCGCGCGCGAGGGCGTTTCGTAACGGTTTCTTGAAACGTTTCAGAAACGGTTTCGTGAACTGTTTCCGAGTGTTGCTTCTTCCGTTCCCGAAACGCTTGTACCCGTTTCGTTGAAACGTCGGATTGAAACTGCCTAGCGTCCCAATTGTGGGGCCTTAATGTGCCGTCATTTGATCTCTCTAAAAGACCTTTATCTATGAAATTTATCAGCATCTTGCGAGCGTCAAGGGTGGACAACCTTAGCGTGTATGCCACGTCTTCATCACACGGCAATTTACCGTCGTTCTTACACGCAATGCACAGCAACATCACCCACTGCTTGAACTGCTTGTCCGGTAGTCGGCAGACTTTTGGATCGTCGGCTACCTCGGCGTAAAAGCGGAACCATCTCACGCCGCACCTCCGTACACATGTTCCTTGATCGCCAACAGAAATGCTTCGTTCCCTAACCGCACTGGCGGACCGCACCAGCGATCCCAATCCTCAGCGGTCAATGGCATCTTTCCGGTGCGCACCCAATGCGCCAGATACACCAGCGCACGCCCTTGGTTACCTCCCCAAGGATGACGGCGGTGCTTGTCGAAGTATGAATCATCTACGATCCGCACCTTGCAGGATCGAGGAATCGGATCTCCGGTCTTCATGTTGAAGCCTATCCATTCCAGCCATAGCGATGAGTCCCTGTAGGCGAATGCTGGACGAGATTTCAGGTAGGTAGAAGCCATCGTCGCCAGTCGGCAGCGTTCTTCTCGCTTGGCTTTGACGGGGTCTTGCGCGGGTGCGCTTTGGGGTTGCCCTGTCGGGGCGTCAGTATCTTTCACGACGGCTGCTACCGTCCTTTCATAAAATGCCGGAGGGAGGAGTAGCAGCTCCTCCCGTGGTTCCGGCGAGATCCGCCCGGTCGCGACTCCGGGCACTTCCATTATACCTTAGCTGGCCGCTCCATTGAACACAGAAATGCCAGCCTTCGCAATCTGATCCGTCACCAGTTCGAACGCTTCGCGCTTGCGCCGGTCGGTGTGCAGGAGATCGTACCAAATACTCAGTTTGCCTCCAGTGATGCGATAGCGGATGCGGGCAACGATCACAATGGCGGGCTGGCCGTCGTAAACCGCAATCTGGATTTTGAACTCGCGCGGCACGGTTTTCTTCTCGGCACCGCCGAACGTTCCCTTTACCTCCTCCCGGAATGACAGTTGCACTTGCCCGTTGTGCAGGTTGGTTGCCTGCTCAAACTGGGCGTTCGATGTTGCGTTGAGCGTGGCCGCCAGATAGCCTGCACCGCGTTGTATGCCGCTACCCACGCCGTGCGGTTGTAGCGGTACTTCGATCCGTTCCGCCCGATATCGAGAAACTTCACCATGTAGACTTGTCGTTTCATCCTTCCATCCTTTCGACTTTCGCGTCCTTCAGCCAATGCACCAGATTTGCGAGCGGCTGACCCCGAAACTTTCCCCATATCGCCGGCACCGCCACGATCCGGCCATCGCGCACGTCCACCTGACCCGTCGCCATGGTGGATGTTACCCAGTACTTTTCAATCTTTTCCATATCGACTATCCCTTTCGTGACGTCACGAAGATGATCGCGCGGCGTCGATGGCTTCGCGCAAAGTGGCATGCCGTTTCTGTTTATGCAATGGATACCTGTATATAATCCACTCAGGTTTATCAGGCCAGACGTTCTTTACTCCACCGCCATGCTCGTCCATCCAATCTATCCGTGCCTTGTCCTCGCAGAGCGCCGCATTCGCTGCCTTCATCCGACGTATCTCCGCGATCAACTCTAGGACGCCGTAGCTGCTCGCGTCCAGCGAGTCGGCGTTCTCCAAGTACAACTTCTTCAGTTCGTTCAACCGTTCGTCGGTCATCTCAGTTGCCCTCTCGCGCAGCGTCATAGCGGTCCCGTATTGCGTTACTATCCGGCAGCGGGGACCAGAACAGCGTCTCATCGTCATCTTCATACGGCCAGTCGCTCGCGTCCGGCGTGCCACAATACGGCGGCTCACAGATCGGCATACGATGCCACAGTACGCATCCAAAATCTTCGTGCCACACCGACAGCGGGCGGACTGTCTCCAGTTTGTCCTTGTACTTGCGGAGCGCCGCGTTCTCCGCTTTCAACTGTGCAATCTCAACCTTAAACTCATCCATGATGTCTCCGTAAATGCTCATCTCAGCGTCACCCCTAACTTCCACATCTGCTCCTCAAAGTCTGCCTCGGAGCGCGGGACCAGAACGACGTGGCCCTCCTTGCGAAGTACGGCGTGGCACGCGATCTGCTCCTTGGTAATCAAGGTCTTGGCCGCCTTCGTTTCGATGTAGATGACATCGTAAATTGTCTCTTCGCCCCCGTATAGTCCTATCGCCCGTACCGCGATCAAATCAGGTTGCCCCACCACCGCCGTTGGATCGACGTACCGCCGCGTGCTGACCTTGCCGCCCTTCTCGTAGGTGATGGTGCGGCCAGCCATCGATTGCGTGTCGAGTTTATGTACCCTCCAGCCATTCGTTTGCAGCCGAGTGATGATGGCGCTCTCGATACTCTTCTCCGACACGCGCGGGCGCTTCGGCTTCGGGCGCTTGACGATGGGCGCGTGGTTCCCGTCAACGCGGGCGCGGCGTCTCATCGCGCCCTCTGCAATCTGAACGGCTGAGGCTTGATCTCGCGCACCGTGCCGTTGTTCAGGTGCGCGAATTCCTTCGCGGCTATCTCATCCACGAAACGCATCACGCCCTCTCGACCGTGCAGGTGGCTGTAGTACACCACCTCCCACCGCTTGCCTGATGGCTCTACCTGAGCCCTGAACGGCCATGTGCCGTCGCGAAAGCTGCTCATTGCCCCTCCTCTATCCCCTTCAACGCTCTTCGCGCTTTCCGAACAAGAACGTACAGCGGCTCGCACGCTGGTTCGGCGTGATCCTCGCAATCCCAAGAACAGTCTTCGCAGTGCGTCGGCTCGACATCCTCCAAGTGCAATTTGCCTTTGCAGACGTGGCATGTCTCCAGAGCATCGAGTAGTTTCTGGATGTCGGCAATGGCGCGGGCCAGTTTCAGCGTCATTGCCCCTCCTTCGGGAATCTCGCGCGGATGTCGGCGGCAAAGTTCATAGGCCCGCGCCAAAATTCATCGCCATCCAGCAATTTGCCCTTCAACGGGGCATTCTCCACTGCATCAGCGCACTCATCGGCCACCCGCTGAAGTTCGGCGGCGAAGCCATCAATATAGTCGTCATAGGTAACTCCGCGGTGCAGCTTCTCGTCGCGTATCCTGTTGAAGGCCCGCTCTACCCGTTCCTTAGCCCAGTTCATCTCGCCACCTTTCTTGCGGCATCTTCAATCAGCCGCTTCTGCTCTGCCGCGCTGTAGCCCGTCTCGTAAGCCGAGAGCCACAGCGCGTTTTTGCGGATCACCTCGGGTATTGTTCCGCCTCCCGCGAGTCCGTGGGCGAACCCGAGGTCGTGCGCCTCCCGGATGTAGCTCTTCGATGGTGGTGAATACTTGCCGTCGTCGATCATTCAAAAACCTCCCGGCATGTCGTCCTGAGCGCGCTCCATGGCCGCATCGTCGTACTCATCTTCGGCTATTTTCTTCGATGCGCTCGACATTGAGTTCGTAATCCGGCGCTCCGCATTGGACCTGATCTCTTGCGTATTCCATCGCCTCCAGTTCCGTATCGCATATGACCTCGCCGTCGGCAATACGGTCCATCCGGGCAGTGAATCTCCAGCGTGTCATGCTATTTCTCCCTCAGTCCGTGAATGGCTCGATTATGAGCACATGGATCGTGCCCGCTTTACCGTCGATCTTCAGGCTCTTGAGCGTCGGGTAGAAGTGAGCCTCCATGGTTCCCTCTGTCTTTCCGTCGTTGTCGCCCTTTTCGCGGAAGTTCTGGCAAAGCGCGCGGATGATTTTCAGGCACCAATCGCGTTGAAATTTACGCTTACTCTCTGGAGAATCTCCTCCACCCATCAACCCATCCGCACGAAGTTTCTCCTCGTGGCGAATGATGGATTCCACGTCTCCACCCATCAGCCAAGGCTTCCACTGGCCTCTGTCGGCTCCGTATTCGCACATTCGCTCCACAGTGATGCGGTACTCGCGTTCCGTGTCAGCGTAGGGCGCGGGTTGTCCCGAACGCAATGTCTCAACTTGGTATCGTTCCATGCTATTTCTCCCTTTTCAGGCTCCCCCGCCTTGTCTCGTCTCTACCGTCAGCGGAGTTCCCTGCTGCTTCTCCACCGTGGCGTACACCACCTGGAACCCGGCGCTAACGGCTGCTTCCAGAAACCTCTCCAGGGTGCCGTTATCCAAGTGCTCGGCCTCGTCGAGGATCATGAACGGAATCCCCTCAGTTTTGGTCGATAGCGCCGCGATCTGTACCGCCAGTTCGATTTGCTTTGCCACATTGATAGCGCCGTCCAGCGGTAACCCGTCATAGCGGATTACGCCATCTCGCATTTCAAGGCCGGGAATCGGTACGTTCTCCATCTTCTTTTTCCGCAGCGCGATCAGATCCGCGATTACCGACTCTAGCGCGTTGTGTTCCTTCAGCAAGCCTTCGTAGCGCTCCCGCTCCTGCGCCAGATGCAGTCGCAACCCGTCTGCCCGGTTGTACGTATCCAGCGCATCCTTGGCCCGTCGATGTTCCTCCTCCGCGATACTCAAAGGCTCTTCGTATTTCTGCCGTACGTATTCGTCTGCTTTCTGTGCATTCTCCATGACAGCGGCAATCTGAACCTCCCGCTTATTGCCGATCTCTGCTTTCTTTGTCCGCGCCTTTTCCTCCAACAGTGCGATCTCTGCACGCAGCCACGCATCCACCGCCGCAGATTCCGAATCCGTCTCCGACCATACCCGCTGGCGCTCTTTTAGCGCCTCAGCGCTTACGCTGGCGAGAGCAGCATCGTACTCCCTGCGGATCAACTGCGCTTGCGCCTGCGCCTCCTCTGCCGAACGCTTGACCTGCGCCGAATCTTGGTTGATTGTGGGTACACCGCCCTGCAAGTTCTCAACCGTTTTTTCGACGCTGGTCTTTTCACGGCCTACCAGCGTGCGCCTTTCTCGCGCCGCCTTCTCGATCCGGTCGATGTTTGCAAACGCTCCATCGGATGCCTTGAAGTGCGTAAGGAACCAATCATCGCCAACGGCTTCCTGCAACTCCTTCTCCGTGATCTCGGCACGGAGAAACTTCATGATGATCTTCTGGCGCTCCTTCGGCTCAGCCCTGAGGAACGAAACAGGATCGAATGCCGCAACGGGTGCCAGTTGCTCCAGCACCCGCTGGCCGCCCAGTTCCTCACCGCTGGCCGAGTAGTACTTCACCTCGGATGACTTCTGCTCCCGGTCAGCGTTGCGCACGATGTAGGAGCCATCGCTCAGGGTAATAGTGGATCGCCCCTTCGCCGCGCCCAGCGCTTTCTTCTCCAGCGGAGGCTCTCCGATGATGATCGACCCAGCCCCCGGTGCGTCCGGGTCGCGGACCCAAGCAGGATCGTATCCTCCCCGGAACGTGCCCACGATCCCGTCGATGATGCTCGATTTTCCGGTGCCGTTGGCACCCCGGATGATCGTGATCTGTCCAAGGTCCATTTTCAGGTAGCGGATACCGTGAACGTTACGCAGTTCGATTGACTTCAGTGTAGGTGTGCTCACTTGCTCCTCCCAAGATTCAACGGCCGGCCGCGCGGCGGCTGTTCAGTCTCTCCGTTCTCTTTCGCCAGTTGCTCACGCATGGCCGCGTCCATCTCTTCCTGCGTGGGCTCACCTTGTCCTTGGCGTTTCCGTTTTGCCTCCTCCTCCGTGAGAAGCCTCAGTTTCTCCTCTGCCGCGTCCTTCTGGTCTTCCGGCGTACCCTTCGTGCCGTATTTCGCCTCCATCGCTTCGGCCATCGATGTCTCTCCATCCTTGATGGCGGTAAACAGGCCGCGCAGTTCCTCGATCTGTGCAGGCGATGCCTTGTCCAGAGCCGTTCCGATGTAGGTGACCAACTCGTCGGGCATCACCCGAATGCCAGCGAATGCGTCAATGACCTTCTTGCGGCCCGCGTCCGGGTCACGCTTGTCTTCCTTCTGTTTGGTCAGTTTGATCCGGTCGCGGCAGTCTTGCAGGATATCTGCCGGGATGAGTCGCTTGGTTTCGTCGCGTTGCGCCTTGGAGATTTCCGAGTTTTGCCGTTGGCGAACCTCGTCCTCGGTTGCACGGCAAAGGTAGGTAGGTTCTCCCTTCGAGTTGATACGCTGCCCGATTACTTCGCGGCCTTCCGGTGGAGTCCACTCGCCAGTTCTGTCATCCTTGTACCCGCGTTTTTCGGTTACCTTCGTGATCACGATGTCGCGGCTATCGCGGTTGTTGCGCTCTAGGTCGAGCACTTGCGCCGTCACGATGCGAACATTGGCATCCTCGTAGGTCACGCTGGTAGCAGCGTCGAGGTTGCCGATTTCCTGCCGCGCCACCTCCATGAATCTTGCCGACAAATCTTCCGCAAATGTATCAACCAATCGACCGTTGATCTTCGCCCGACCGGTCGGCTTCTTGTACCATGCGGCTTCCGCAAAACCAGGGCGGTCGCAGTGCTGAAGCAGCCGCACCCGCACCACGTCCCAACTCCTCTGATGCCTCTCGGCCATGATGAAGCGAGCCTGCACCATGGCCTGTTCTCGGGCAGCTACCGCCGCCATCGAAGTCTCTGCTTGTGATTGCAGTTCGTGCCCCGCGAAATCATCGCGCCGGACCATACCACGCTGTGTCTGTAGATCAGCCATTTGCTACCTCATCTTCCATTTGAATCGCGGGCGATGTCATGTCGTGAAACGATCCGCCAGTGATGATTGCGGCAGAGTTATCGCATTTCTTGCAGGCGTAGACATCGCCCGCATAGCAATGCCCCTCGCCGAATCTGAGCTTCTGCCCTGTTTTTACGCACGTCATTATGCGGTGGCACCAAGTGCAGATCATCACGGCTGCCCCTCCTCCCTTAGTGCATCAATCACTCTCTGCATGGCACCCTCTCCGTTGTCGCGGTCATAGCAAAACTCCACGATTTCATCATCACCATCAGGCAAACTTATTTTCATAACCCTGCCCTTGATGTAGTCGAAGTAATCGCTTTGGGCGAGAAGCCTTTCCGCATCCTTCCTCTTCATTGGCGTTGGGTCATAGTGCAAAAACCCCATGCCATGTGGCTGTGCCGCGTTGTAGAGCGCCGCGAGCACATCGGCGCGATTGAGTCCAGCGATTGAAACACTCACGGCTGCACCTCCGCTTTCCGTGTCTTGCTGCCCTTCAGTCGTCCCGGTTTCGGCTTCGCCTCGATCTGCTTCGCCTTTGCGATCCGCTGGCCGATTGCGATCAGCGTATCGTACTCGTCAGTCTCCGGATTGCGCATGGCCGCGAGCATCTGAAGGTGTCCCTGAATCGCCTCTGCCGGCGCATTCAGCCATTCGTCCACTTGGGTCAGCACTCTCTCGCTGAGCCCCTCTTTGCGTTCTTCCATCGTCTTGTCCTTTCTCTCGCGTGGGGTACGCCCACGAATCTTTGCACATGCCAGTTTCCCGGCACACTTTCAAATTGCACTCACGCCGCGTCATGGGGCAGGTGAATGTCATTGCAACCATCTCCACGTGATCGCCGCGGCTACCGCAGCCATCGCCACGGCGACGGGCCAGTGATCCACCCGCACCGAATACGATTCCTTAGTGATTCGCGGCTTAGATTTCGTCATCTTCGTATTTCTCTGGCAGTTGGTCATTGTCCAGCAGGATGTACCCGAGCGTTTCCATGATCGCTTCCTGCCGCGCATCCAGATTCTTTTCCGCGTCCAATGCGCGGACGTAGGTGTCATACACTTTGCGGAGTTTTCTCAACCGTTCCGCTTGGTGCGATTGCTCCCACAGTCTGTTATTCATGGCTTCCTCATTTCCGCGAGTGCTCGCGTCAGATCCATGGACGCGCGGAAACGTACTGCCATGACTTCCGCCAGTTTGATGTTCTCGATGGTCATTTACTCCTCCAAGTCCACAACGTCTTCGATCTTGCGCAACCGAGACGCAATGAACAGGGTAGGCGCTCTGAGGTAGTTGCACATGAACTCGGCTTGGCTAAACGAAAAGCCAGCCTCAACCGCCAGCTCTATGAACTTCTTTTCTTCTTCGTGTGTCACGATCTCTACCCCCTCATCCCGAATTTCCGTCGGCAGCTTGCGCACAGCAGCGCGTCGTCCTGCCTGTAGCCCGTCTCAGCCTCGATCCGGCTACTCGACACCACCCGCACGTCCGTGGTCACCTCGTCGCAGTTGTCGCACGCCGTGCCCACGTCGTCGCCTTCGAGATCCGTTGCGTCTAGGTAGTGTGGATTGCTCATGACTTTCTCCCTCCTAACATTAAAAACGCGAGTCCAGTCACGGTAAACAAGAATTGCGCCCACAGCACCTCGTCGATTTTCGCGTGGACCCCGAGAATCAGCAACACGAATGCCCACCGTTCATAAACGCTCATGCCCGCTCTCCCTTCGCCGAAATCTCCTCGATGCCGAGGATAGCCCCCGGCGCGATCCATCGCGGGGTAGTTTCCGATTCCAAGAGCTCGACAGATCTTAGGTCGCTAGATACGTACATGCCCACTGCCCTAACCGATCTGGCAATATCACCAAGAAAAACGGCGTTCGTGTACACACACTCGGGATAGATCACATCACGATCAAACCCGCGTACTGCCAGAAACGTTATCTTGAACCGCTTCATGCCAGCTCTCCCTTCGCCTTCGCGAGGGCCGCCCGCGCTGCGCAAGCCTGCTTGTCACCCTTAAATTCGTTGCACTTGCGACAGCAAACAACGAGATTAGACTTCGCATGCTCTCCGCCAGATATGCGGGGGATGATGTGGTCGAAGCCGCGCGGGTCGGCTGTACCCCAGGGAGAGCGTCTATCTGCGCCTCCAGTTCCTTGGTGATTCGGTACGGCAGGTCGAACGTAGTCACTGGCCCGTATGGGACCAAGTGTATTTGGGTTGGAATTTGAATGGTTGCCATGAGAAAAAGATACCATGCGTAGCGCTACGCATGCAAGAAAAATGTTGACCCTGCCACAAGAAACTTCTATCCTGTATTTGATGACGTTCAAACAGCACCTGCGAGAGTACTTTTCCGAGCGGTCTATTAGGGCTGCGGCAAAGATTCCCAAAGCGAAGCGGGTTGATAGGGCAAAATTGGCGGCTGACGCCAGATGGGGATCATCCGGGGAATATCCGTGCCACAACTGCGGCTTGGTTTTACGATCCTACAGGCAGTTGAAAATTCACCGAAACGAAAGCCCGCCATGCAAGCCAAAGCGTGGCAGGCCGAAAAAGGGAACTTCTGTGGTTACGAGCCCTGCCGCTAGATACGCTAAAAAATTCAGGGAGGAGAACCCAGAGAAGGTCTTGGCGCATAAGGAACT